TCGACAAAAGGAAGATGTTAGGGAAATGCGACGACAATACGATCAGAGACGTAACAGGGCCGAGTATATGCGCGAATACCGCAGACGGAAAAAGCTAGAGCAGTCAGGGCCAGACTAAATTCACAATGGGAGAGGACTTGATAGGAATCCCCCATGGCGAGCAGAACTCTTAGCGTCAAATTTAGCACCGAAGGCTTTAACGAGGCCATCGCCTCCATGAATCGGGTCGGGGCCAGTTTTGAGAATGCGCTCCAACAGGCCCAGCAAAGTGTACGCCAGGCCCAGCAGAGTGTGAAGGCGGCCGCCGGTAGTGCCCTAATTCCCGAGAACCCCAGGGCCGCTCAACAGGCCGCAAAAGACTTGGAATCGGCGGTTAAGCAGGTGAATACCGTTGTTAATAATGCCTTCCGGGAGTTGGGGGTGAAGACCTCCCAGAGCATTGAGAACCAGAAGCAGGCGGCGATCTCTGCCTTCAATGCCATCAAGTCCAGCGGTGTGGCCAGTGCTCAGGATGTGGCTAATGCCCAAGCCAAGCTCACCCAAAAACTGGCAGAACTTGACCGGCAGTTAGATCAGACGGGAGAATCAGCCAAGGAAACCACCAAGGAAATAAATGCTCTGGCTATCGCAGGGCAAAAGGCTGGGGAAGGCTACAGCATTTTTAAGAATGTCCTGGCCAACCTGGCCACCTCCGTCATCCAGAATCTAGCCTCCTCGATGCAACAATTAGCCGGGAGCGTGATCCAAGTCGGGGCACAGACGGAGAAAACCGCAGTGGCTTTTGAAACCTTCCTGGGTTCCGCCGAAGAGGCCAAACGGGTAATGAAGGAAGTCCGGGACTTTGCCGCAACTACGCCCTTTGAATTACCCGAAGTCACCGAGGCCGCCAAGCAGTTATTAGCCACCAAAACCCCAGCGGATCAGCTAATCCCGACGATCAAGATGCTTGGGGAAATCGCCGCCGGGGCCGACAAACCCCTGAGCCAGCTTCTCTTTGTCTATACCCAAATCAAGAACCAGGGCCGGGCCCTGGGCCAGGATATTAACCAATTGCTCAATGCTGGACTGAGCATGGAGGACATTGCCAAGGCGTTGGGCAAATCCGCTAAGGAACTGGGCCAGATCAAGGGTTCCAGCGAGGGCTTACAGTTGAGCTTTGAGGAGGTGGACAAGGTTCTCCGATCCGTCACCTCAGAAGGGGGCCGCTTCTTTGGGCTGATGGATAAATTGGGGGCTACTACTGCCGTCAAATTGTCTAACCTGAATGATGCCTTCACCAAGATCTACAACAGCATCTATCAGGGCATTAGTCCGGCCCTGTCGGCAGTGCTCGATATTATTGTCCAGACCCTAGACCCCCTCGGCAACAATCAGGAAATATGGAAAGACCTAAATGCTCAGGCCCAAAGCTTTAAGGACTATATCAGCCAAAACCCAGGCATTGCTAAGGCTCTAAATCAGGCGTTGACCTCTGGCGTTAAAGTGGCCCTGCAAAGTGTTACGGAACTAGCCAAAGGCCTGTTGCAATACCTCCAGGAGAATCCCAGAGCTATCCAGGATGCAGTGGAGGCGATGGAGGGATTCGTCAAAGTTATCGGCTTGGCTGTTCAGGCAATGGTGGCCCTGGGCAAGGAAATCAACAAAGCCGGGGAGGGATGGGAGTGGATGCTCTCCCCAGAGAAGCGGATCGCTCGTCAGATAGCCGAATCCATGGGAGAAGACCAAGCCAAGGCTTATATGGCGGCCTTTGAGGCAGAGGCAAAAGCTTGGGAGGCTCGGGGTATGCCAATGTGGTTCCCAGGTAATCGGCAAAAAGTAGCCGAGACTGTAGCTCAGAACTTCATGGCTCAGGGCGGCGGTGTTCCCGATACCCCAGGAGAACGGGCCATGCGCTCATCTGGCTATGGGGGAGGTAACAGCTCTGGTTCCACTGGATTTGATTTTTCATCAATCAAGGGGACTAAAATTGTAGCGACCAGAACCGGACAGAAAGACGCGAATGGATTGGATATTCTGCAATATAGCCTTGTAAAGGATGGAAAAGTCATTGATACATTCATTGGCGGATCTACAGGGCAACGCAGAACGCAGGGGGATTTTGGGAAGGGAAAAACGAACGTTGCAAAAAGCATGGCTCCACCTCCAGAGGGAACATGGAAAATAAACACAGCAGAAGCCAAAAGCGTATTAAATCAAAACTTGAGCGGTTATAACCAACAAAAGCTTCCTAGTGGAAATATTGGCCCGGCATGGATTGGGTTAACTCCAACTTTTTCAACAAATCGAAGCGGAATAGGATTTCACTTAGACAATATTACGCCTGGAAGTGCTGGGTGCCTCGTTTTCACAGATCCAAACCAAATCAAGAAAATTGCTAGTTGGGTAACCAATAGCGGAGCATCGGATTTAGTGGTAGCTTTTGATGATAAATACTTAAAAAATGGAGGTCAGTCAGGTTCTACCACCACCAGCCGACCCGTCCCAACAGGAGCAACTCAACCAGCTAAGTCACAGTCAAGCAATCAGCAAGTCAGTCGCAGAGATCCCATTAACATTAATGCCAGCAATATTAGTCAGCAGATACAGAAAATTCCCAAAAATCAAATTGCACTCACCTTTGACGATGGGCCAGATCCAAATTGGACGAATAAAGTATTGGATCAGCTAAAAGCAAATGGGATGAAGGCGACGTTTTTTGTCGTAGGACAACGAGCGGAGAAATACCCGGAAATCATTCGGAGAATAGTTAACGAGGGGCATGAGTTGGGTGTACACAGCATGACTCACCCCGATTTTACAAAAATCACTCCTGCTCAACAGAAAAAGGAAATTGAGGACACATTGGGAGTTTTGAAAGGGATTGTCCCAGACTACACTCCTACTATGTTTAGATTCCCCTATGGTGCCGGTAGCTACAACGGACAGCAAGCATACCAGCAAAGAGTCAATCAAATGGGGTTAAGCACTGCATACTGGTCTGTTGATACCAACGACTGGAAGCCTTCTACTAGCGCCCAATCAATTGCAAATCAAATACTAAAAGCTGGAGGAGGGGATATTGTATTACTGCACGATGCTCTAGATGCAAGGGGCAATGCGGGAACGACTAAAAGCAAACAGGCTGTGGTCGATGCTTTAAAAATGGCATTACCACGATTAAAGCAACAGGGCATAACATCATCCCCTCTGGGGCAAATTCTAGGGACAAGCCTCAGTGCCGCATCCTCAACCAGTCAATCAACTAGCGCACTATTCTCTAACCCTATAGCCAAGCAAATCTACGACACGGCCCGGCAGCTTGGACTTGATCCATCAACAGCCATCGCCATTGCCGCCAAAGAATCCGGTGGAGGCAATCCCCAGAATATCACCCACCTGAACCGGAGGACAGGGAAAATCTTGCAATCACCTAGCACCAACGCCTACGGGCCTTTTGTTGGCTCTATGCAGGTAGGCTGGGGGGCCGCTGTTGAGGCTGGCTACCAGAAAGAAGACCGCTACGACCCCCAGAAAAACATTGAGATTGGGATTCGGTACTTCCAGAAATTGCTAGTCAAGTTTAACGGGGATACCCGCAAGGCCCTAGCCGCTTATAACGCAGGGACAGGCAATCTAAGCGCTGGCTATGGCTATGCTGATAGCGTCCTAAAAATCAAAGAGAGCGTCGAGGGCCAGATTAAAAGCTCTAGTGAGACCCTTAGCCAATTACAAAATGCACAGGAAAGCCTAGATAAAATCCAGCAAGAGGCCTTTAACCGGGCCAGCACGGAACGCCAGCAAATCCAGAAACAACAACTAGACCGGCTCAAATTCCAGCTAGAACTAGACAAAAAGCAGGGCAAGCTCACCGAGAGCCAAACCATCACCCAACAGGCCCGAATCCGGCTCCAGGAGTTGACCTTTGCCGAGGAAAACCTACAGGCCCAGCAGGCCGATAAGATTCGCCGCCAGAAGGCAGGGGAACGTGTCACCGATAGCCGCAACATCGCACTAGAACTCAGGGCCATCCGGGAGGAAAAGCGTCAGGTGCAAACCATGGCTAACCTGGATTTATCCCTGGCCCAACGCCAGGAACCAGGGGCATATTACCTCGACCCGAGAATGAGATTGCCCCGCTTCGGCACCACCACCCCGACGATTCCCCAATTTGGTAGTCAAATCTTTGGATCTATTTTCCAGGGCAGTGCCACGCTGGAAGGTATCAGTAAGCAGGCTTCCACTATCCTGATCCTCGACCCGCTCAAGGAGATTTTGACCTCTGCCGTTGTCGAGGCCAGCAAGGGCCTAGTAACCAGCGTCTCTCAATCCTCCCTCAGTTTTCCCGGCAATCTCAGCTATCAAATCGGAGAAGGGAACCTACCGCGCTTTGGAGGGCCAGGCCCTGCTCCTTTTGGGGGAGACTTTGCTCTTTCCCTTGCCGACCAACAGAAAAACGTCAGCCTGGAGCTAGAGGAGGTGAATCGCCGCATCACCCTGGCCCAATTGGAGCAGAACGCCGCCGAGGTGAAGAAGCTGGAAATCCTGCGGGAACAACTGGCCCTGAGGCTTACCCTGTTAGAAATCCAGCAACGGACAGACCTCACTACCGAGGAAAAAGACAGGGCCATTCAACAGGAAACCGCCATTTCCAATGCTCGGGTTAAATCCCTAGAGCAAGTCGGCTCCCTTGCCAAAGAACTAGAGGATATTGGCCGAGGAGCGTTATCTACTTTCTTTGAGAACGTCCTATCGGGTACTCAGAGCCTGTCGGATGCCTTTGGCAACATGGCCCGTTCTATCCTGCAAACCGTCTCCCAATTGGCGGCACAGTTGGCCACAGTGGAACTATTCAAAATGCTGGGACTCTCCACCGAGGGCCTATCGGGAGCCAATAAAGGCGGTGGCGGTGGTTTCCTGGGAATGCTTGGCAATCTCTTTGGTGGCTTATTTGGCTTTGCTTCTGGTGGCTACACTGGCCCTGGGAGTCCGTCCCAGCCAGCCGGCATTGTTCACCGGGGCGAGTTTGTCCTCAATGCCGCCGCTACCCGTAACCTCGGGCCGGCCCTGTTGGCTTCAGTTAACCAGACTGGCCGCCTGCCCGTGCTGACTATGGCGATGGAGTCTGGCTCTGGGGGTGGTTCCAGTGGAGGGATGAACGTCACGATTCAGAATGTTTACAACAATCCAGAGGATCGGTTCCGTCGTAGCGAACGCAGTATGGCGAGGGAACAAGCCGAGATGATCCGCCGCACAATCCGGTAGGCAATTTTACCATCTCGACGATACTTCATTGCTATTATCAATGGATTGTTGTTGAGTGTTCCCCATGACTACCAAAACTTGCCCTACCTGCCAAGCCAAATGGATCGATGATCAGCTCTACTGGTCAACGGGCAAACCCGGCTCTGAATTGGATTTAGCGGGACTTGTCTGCAATGCCTCTGCCAAGGGTCGGAAGTGCATCAACCCCTGTCGAGGCTTAGACGGGGGCGATACCTGGCAAAAAAGAAGCCAGAGCATTGATAAGGCCCTGGCTGAAATTGATGTGGCTTTTTCTGCGTCGGTTATGGATTAGATCACACAAAGAAAACTACGCGGGGAATTTGACAACAGATATTAATTCAATTCCTCCTGTAGTCAATTGACGATAGATTGTCAGGGTTCTCCCATCTTTATCCTTGGAGCGATTAGCCATCAATTGACCGTCTTTTCCTGGTTGAGCAACAGCCTTGGTTTGACCGGGCTCTAAAGATTTGACTTGCTTCATTTCTAGAATGTTCATTGCTTGTCTCCGTGGTTGTTTTCTTGACATCTTCAATATAACAAAACCTGCACAGAGATGTCAAGCATTTGGCTCAGAATTTTTTTTCTTGTCTAGATGCCGCTTGAGGCGTTGATACCCGGTTAGGGGTTTGTCGCCAATTAGGGGACGGCCCCCTTGGGGTGGTGACACGGGATTGGGTGTCCACCAATGACCACAGTTGGGACAAGAGCGACGCTTGCCCCGTTTGTAGGTTTTCTCGCTTCCGCAGTTTGGGCAGTTCATAGGATAATTAAAAGGCCCCTCGCTCCGTGGTTGTTGCTGAGGGGCTTTGCGTGGCTTAGGCAAAAAGGCTAACACCTAGGTCTTCTAGGCAGTTAACGTTAATCTCGCTCATTGCCTCTTCTAGTGCCAATTCTTGATTGTTAGTTTCGATGATGTAGGTGATTGTGGCGGTAGTGCCGTTAATTTGAAATTTAGAAAAAGCTCCAAATCCGCAAACCTTGGCATCTAGCATGGTTTCTAAGGAATCGGCTTTGGCGGTAAATGTGATAGCGGTCATTGGTTTGTCTCCGTGGTTGTGCTGACATCTTCAATATAACAAAACTTGCACAGAGATGTCAACCCCCACGGAGAAAATTTTTTCTAGCGCCGAATCAACCGCCGATTGGCCAGGTTGACCTGCTCCCCTGGCACCACCTCATCCAGGGCTACATACTGCCAGGCCATGACGTTCACTATGTCTTCCTCTGGTATAGCCTCGTCAGTCCAGACCCCAAACACCTGGGCCACCACATCCCTAATGGTGCAGTCGCCTTTCTTGCTGGCCCGGAAGAGGAAGCCAGCGTTAACGCCAAGGTCAATCAAGCGCTTGTCCTCGGTGCATTTGCCGAGATATAGGACAGATAGGAAATCCTCAACACTGAGATTGTCAGGAACCTGGGCATGATCCATGGCAACCTGGAAGCGGCGGCGGCGGCTAGAACAGGGCCTCTCTACCTTGATCCAGTGCAATTCGACAAGCTCAGCATCATTGTCATTTTCTTTATTCCATTCGATTGAATACCAGGCAAATTTATTGCTGGTATTTTGACCAAAGCCCTTGGGATCTAGGGATTTGGCGCGGGATTTGGCTATTCTGCGCTTGAGTCCTGATAAAGCCATTAGTTGGCCCTCTTCTTGGCAATCCGCAACAGGATCAGATAACCGATCAGGTCTAGTTCGGTGTCCTCTGCATCCCCTGGCGTTTGGTTTTGCAGGCGTTTGAGCTTATCGTCAATCCTCACCCGGATCTGCTCCTCCGGGCTGGCCTTGCTGAACACTCGCAGGGGGTCTAGGGCCGAGTTGCCATAGGCGGCGTTTTTGCTCAGCAACATCTGCTCAATCTCTTCTAGGACAAGGCTTAGGGATTCTCTGAAATCCATGGTTATTTCCCCGAAATACTCTTTTTGGTTTCTTTGCCAACCCAGGCAAGAAAACGGACATCAACTCACGGGCCGACCAAAACTCGTTACCATTCCCATCAAAATGACGGATGGCATCAAACGGAGACTGATCGGATTGTTTTACAATGCTTGTCATAGGTGAACCTACCAGCTTAAACGAAAGGTTTACATCGCCCTGGGTGTTAGCGCACCGCGAGGGCCTTAATCTTGCCCCATTGTAGCAATGAATCATTAGCGCTACCGCCAAATCATTGGCATTTGTCTAAATCCAGAATGGTGCCATGAAATCTGTTGCCGCTTCTCTGCAAACCGCTTTGAGTGATGGGGTGTCCATGCTGGCCACCTGTTGGCTGATCACCCGCAGAGATGAAGTTCAATTGGGCTTTACGGATTTTGACCAGGATTTAATCATTGATGGCGTTACCTACCAGGCCGCGACTGGATTCACCGCCAGTAACGTGGATTCTGGCTTGGATGCCACCCCCAGCAATATCGAGATAGCCAGCTTCCTCAGTGCCGACGCTATCTCAGAAGCCGATTTATCTAGCGGAGTCTACGACTATGCTCGAATCCACGTCTTTCGCGTTGATTGCTTCAATCTACCTAGCAGTCTCTCTGCTAGCCCTGCACAATACCTTACCCGTCTCCGGGGATTCCTCGGCCAAGTCCGACTCAGCGACCAAACCTTCACTGTTGAAGTCGAAAGCCTCCAAAAACTCCTTGAAACAAAAACTTCCGCCCTGACCAGCTCCACCTGTCGCTACAAATTTGGGGATAGCAACTGTAATGCCAACGTCGCCGCTTTCACCTATGGGATGTCGGTAAATGCACCAGGGGCCGAGCCGTATTTCTTCACCTCTAACCTGAGTTTTGAGGATAATTTCCTGGCTGGGGGCCTGCTCACCTGGACAACCGGGGACAATGCGGGGCTGGAGTCCATGATCACCCAGAGCAATGGACAAAATATCTGGCTGGCCTATACTCCCCCCAATCCCATCCAGGCTGGCGACCAATTCAATGCCATCCCTGGTTGCCAGAAGACATGGCGAGACTGTGGCCAGTTCAACAATACAGCGAACTTTGGCGGCGAGAAAGATATTCCCGGCACAGATCAATATTTCTCCTCTGGCTATGAAAACAGTTAAGACACGGCTAGATGTTCTGCTCAAAGCGCGGGAATATATCGGCACTCCCTATGTTCACCAGGGCCGCGCCAAGGGGGCCGGAGTGGATTGCTGTGGATTAATTATCTGTGTCGCTAGGGATTTAGAGCTGAGCACCTTTGATATTGACGGCTACTCCCGCACTCCTCCCCTCAAAGCATTCCTGCAACACTTTCAGGAAACTTGCACCGAAACTAAGGCCCCGATGCCCGGTGATATTGCCATTTTCCGCATCCGCCACCAAATCCACTGCGGCATTATCGGTAATCGCTCCTACCAAGCCACTCTTATCCATGCCTATCAGACCGTCGCTAAAGTCACAGAGCATGGACTTGACCCGACCTGGAGCAATCTGGCTCTGACTTATTTCAAATTTCCCCAAATCCCATGAGCTTTACGCCGACCATCCTAGACCTGGGCATCACCTACGGCACCATCGTCACCTACCGCTTTAATACCACCATTGTTGTGCTGGGGGATGGTTCAGAACAGCGAATTATCCGCTGGAATCAGCCACTGGCCCGGTATCAGATTGGCCAGCGGGACGTTGATGGTGATACGCTCGACACTCTGCTGGCGTTTTTCAATGCTCGGCAAGGCTCCTATCAGGGATTCCTATTCAAAGACTGGGCCGACTATCGCTATGGCGGAGGAGCCAGCAAAACCTATACCGCCGACGGGGAAACTGTCACCAGGCCTATTCTCCACCCCGATACTGGAGGAGAAACCTTTACCGTCCCGGTGCGCTTTGAGCAGGACAAAATTGATTTTCGATTCAAGGCGTATCGTCCCGGTGATGGGGCCAAAATCTTCACTCTAGAAAACCTCTCCCTGGTAGAAATCCGCCAGGCCCCGGAAACCCCACTGGCCCTTGACCCTCTACCGGGAACCCTCGGGCTATTGGATCTGGGCTATGACTACGAGACGACGGGAGGGCCAGTTTTTAGCACCTCCACCGCTGGCAATAACGCCGGCTGGGAGAATCGCCGCGCCAACTGGGAAACCCCAAAAGGCCGCTGGAATATTGGCGATAGAACCCTGAACAGCACCGAATTGGCAGAGCTGATTGCCTGGTTTAGGGTATGCCGTGGGGCCGCTGTCCCCTGGACATTTAAGGACTGGCAGACAGAGCAGAATGTAGTCGTCCGTTTTGCCCAGGATGAGATCTCCTTTCGTTTTGATGCCTATCGTTCCAGTGACGAAGAGGCGATCTGGCAACTTTCTGGGCTAGAGGTTATTGCAACGGAATTGGCCACTGAGCCGCCACCGCCCCCACCGCCGCCGGACTGTACGCCAAGAAACCTTGTCTTGTCCGATCCCTTATCGTCTTCATGGACGGTTATCGAGGCAAGAACGGACGGAATATTTACTGGCGCAACGTATAATCTTGACACCAGCAATGGATTCTGGCGCACAACACTAAACTATGGTGTCCCTAGTGTCGGAATAGCGGCTTCTATCACCTGGTCAAACGGGCTAAGTTATCAGCCACTAACAACTGACGAAATCATAACAATAACTTTTTCCGCCGAAATCAAAAAAGTGTCCAGCAACACTAGCGACGTTTATCCTTTTGCTTTGATTGTCGAGCAGGGATCGAACACTCAATCTATTGTGCTAACTGGGGGAGGTAACACAGACTGGGCAACATTTACCAACTCGGCATTGATCAACTTCAACAATGGCGGATTAATAACCTTTGCCGTTAGCCGGTATAACAGCAATTCCATAAATGTCTATACACCAAGAGAGGTTGTTATTGATATTAGAAACATTGTGATCGACATTGATATAGCTTGCCCTTAACTTGCTGGGAACTCTGATGCTGGGGTGGTTAGACTAATGTATCTTCTCCGATTTGTTATTCGCAGGGAGTCAATCAAGATGCCATCCATAAAGTTAGTTGAGGCACCATCGCCACCTATAAATAAGCCGCTTCCTGTATTATTCAAGACCGCCGAACCCATATTTACCGCCCCCTGTGGCACACCGTCAACGAATAAAAACAACCATCCGCCACTAACCTCACCAACAATCCAATGCCACTGATTATCGCAAACATTCATTGATGATGTGACGGTGGGAAATTGCCCACCAGTCGTTGCAGAAAAAAATCTAACACGGCCAAGATTGCTTGACGTCGAAGATCCAAGATCAAAAGCAAAGCCTCCCACTAGCGAGGTTATTTTATCTAAAATTCCAGCAAAATTCACCGAGGGATTTCCACTTTTTTTCATAAAAAAATCAACAGAAATCTCATTGCTTGAAAAAGTCCAATCCGCGGAATGAGGTATGGTTATGCGGCTGGTATTATCAGGAAGGTTTAAGCAACTATTCCCGTTCTTTTTGTCGCTAGTGGTAATTCTGGCATTTCCAACGGTTGTTAATGTATTTTTCCCTGTCAGATCAGTAAATGTGGTTGAGTTGTTAGCCCCCTCAAATGAGCATGACAAAACAACGTTACTCCACAGGGGATCGCTTTCTCCCGCGCCCACCTTTCCCCTATACAAAATGTTAGGCATAATACCCCCTTACCCAAACCTGCCAAGTTGAGCCGTCCCAATAAGCGTAAATAGAACGGTTTTTATCTCCAGAATTAACCAGAGTAACTACTGCCGTACCGCTAAACTCTTGAATAGCCAGAGCATTAGTTCCGGCACTGACATTAGCTATCTCGCACTCAAAATAATCGCTACCTGTAACCGATGGCAACTTAACCACGACACTGGATGCAGTGGGTGTCAAAAACTGCCAGTATTCACTGGAAAGAGTCAGAACCTGCTCCGTTGATACGGACGCAATGCGCTGGGTTTTCCGCCCAGAGGGAATAGTTATCCGCCCCAAATCGACGCGAACTGGGGATGCAACAATAGCTGGACTAGACTCCGCCGGTTCAGCCTGCCCCATGTTTGCTCTGACGCCAGACTGAAGTCCGGGGAAGTCGCTAGATGCCTGCGTCGTCCCCTGATTGGTAGCAAAGGCTAGATCCGTTCTGAGCGTCTCAGTTCTAAACACTTTCAGTCCCAAACAAAGTGATTTTTGCGCCAGTGGTAGTAGTAGCCGAAGCCCTGATAGAGTCCCCAGCCTCTAAAATCACGTTGAACAACTCTAGAATGCCATTGGCGGTAATTGTATAGCCATTTAGCAACTCTCGATCTGTGCTAGACCGGCGGAAGGCAACTGTCACGGTTCCCGCTGTTGAGCCGTTAGAAATAATCAGATGCTCTACCCGTGTCGTAGTATCTGCCGGACAAACGTAAGCGTCTGTTGGCGTACTGGTTAGCGTTATGCCGCCTAGAAACTTGGGCGTAATCGTTGCCATGCTGTCTCCTATAGTAAAAATCTGATTAGTTCAATGTCGGATTCGACATCAGCACCAGGGCCAATTACGAAATCAACCAGGCTTATTGCCGTTCCGGCAGGGCCAATTACAGAAACTTTGCCCGTAGTGGTGCCGGTGTCAATTTCCCCGGTGATCGTCGAGTCATCCACTATTGTTAAATTAGCCAAGTCTGTCCCGTTGACAGTGGCACCGGTGGCCCCGGTGAATCGGGAGCCATAGATGGTTATGGCTGTTCCAATCTCTCCAGAGCGGGGCGAGAAATCCAGAATTGTGGTTGATACTGACTGGAAAGTTTCACCCGTAACAGTAATGGTGACTGGAGTAACGTCGTCCAGAGTTTGGCCCGGTGTAATCGCCTTAAAGTAGAGCGTTTCGCCAATATCCGCTTCGGTAATTGGGATGCGAACCAGATAGCCAGACAGGAGGAAAAATTCCTCGGAGGCGGTATGGGTAGCGGTTTCGGCATAGGTTCCTCGCAGGCCTCGTCTCAAATTGGATAGAGTATAGAGCCGGTCAGTCCCATCGTTGCCGGTGAGGCTGGTTGTCCTAAACTGCAGGATCTCATTGCCCACCAGGGCCACATTTTCCCCAGCATCCAAGTCAGCCTCTAGCACAGTCTCCAGCACGGCATGAAAGGGAACCTGAATATCAATATCGTTGACGCTATCCGGTGTTGTGCCATCGGCTAGAGTGTTAAGCACATCGCCAAAAATTGAGCGGGTGATAATATTGGCGGCGAAATTATAGGACACTCCCCCATTGCGAGAGACGTAAAGCGAGGCATTGCGCCAGCTGCTATCACCATCCGCTAGGACGTAGAGCACATTGCCATCGCTATCGTAAACTTTGGGGATGTCCAGGATTTTTAGGATGGTGTCGGAGGGAGTCCAGTCCGGTGGCTCTGGCTCATCCTGGGCCACGGTGAAATACCAAACCACCTCACTACCTGGCGGAATGGAACCAGATCCCAGGATAGTAATCGTGCCAGCGGCTAGGTTCACCGTGTAGTCCGTTCCTAGTTCATAGGTGACGGAACCATCGGCATTGGTGAGCTTTTCAAAACTCAGGATCGGGTTAACGCCCAGGTAAATAGTGGTATCTGGATTGGCTGTCCCTCCGCCTTGTTGGGAATTGCCAACGGTGAACTGAAAGTCATACAGAGTGGATTGGTAGCCAAAGCACTCCACTTCAACAACATCATTGGCCCCGTGGTTAATGCGGGAAATCTGAACCTGGATGCCATCTTCACTGTGGAACGGCACCTCCACCACATCCCCCGGCTCCAGGAGGGAATAGGACGGAGGCAGGCTGAATTTATAGCGGCGGCGGCGAACCCAACTCAGCAATAGCTGTTTGTTGGCGATAGACTTGGCTTCCGATTCGCTTAGGCTGATGGGCAGTTCTACCCTCTGCTTGTTCTCGTAGAGGGCAATCGAGAATAGGGGAGAACGTTGCAATCCATCCTGGTAGTTGCGGAACCGATCAGCAAAGCCCACCTCGATCTGGGTCGGTAGCTGGGTTTCTGGGATGACGGTTTCCTGGAAGTTTTCGGGCCGTTGTTGGCCATCTTCATGGCTGGCTAGGTAGGTGAGGGGGATGGCAGATGAGACAGTGGGCCTGTATTGAGTGATGAATTTGAGCTTGTCCCCGGTATCCACCATCTCAAAAAAGTAAGCCTGTTGGAGCAAGCCGAGCTTTTCCTTGCAGGACATTTCCCGATCAATCTTGAAGCCGGGAACATCAATCTCATTTAGCTCAGAAACATCGTATTCGGTGCTTTCATAGCCGTGGTCTTCCAGAATATCGCTAATAATATCGGAGAGATTGGGCTGGCCATTGGTAACCTCAGCGCTGATCTGGGGATAGCGATTGCCAAAGGCCTCTAGTGGCAAATTCTCAAAGACGACATAGCACCGCTTCCGGTAGGTCTGCTGATTGCCAAAGCTCTCCAGGAGCGGGTCGGGATTGTCGTTAATGGTGCCATAGCCTTGATATTTGCGGACAGTGACACCGCTGATGCGGGGATTAATATTGTTGTTTTCGTATAGCAGTTCACCATTGAACCAGATTTTAGGAATATCCTCGGTGATGGACTGGCTCAGCAGAAAGGCACAGTTGCCAAAATACTTATAGGTTCTCGTTGTGGTGACGGTACTGGGCTGGCCCTTGCCCCCGGCGGTACGGCTCACTTCCTCGCTGACTTCTTCCCTCGGCGGAAAACTGGCCCAGATGAGAATCCCCGGCACCCGAACCTTACCCCAAACCTGCGGGATATATTCACCATAGCGGCTCAGGGGTTTCTGAAAGTTTTCCTCTTTGCCCCGCTCAACAGTTTGATAGGTGGTCTTGCCGCCTCCAAACAGAGGGACAATCGCATTGGCCCCGAGTCCTACCGCCGCTGTGATCAGGAAGTTAGCCATTTAACCGGGTTCTCCACTGTCGGGCCAGCTCTGCAATTTCCCGCGCCTTGTCGGTGCCGTTGATACACCGTCTGGCCCCGACGTAATCCATCTTTGAATCGTTGATGTAGTCGGTGATTTTGCGGCCGGTAAAGGCCCCCGTTTTGAAGCCATGCACCAGAATAAACAGGGCCACGTTGCCATCCATTGCCAGATCCGGGTTATTCACCAAATCAATGCCCAAGATGCGACTGTATTTCTCGTAATTGGTGCGCCAGGTTAGCTGGACATAGCCGCGCCCGTAGTAAGGCCAGTAGCGGAAATTAGCTTTTCTCCAAGCCTCGGTTTTCCAATAGGCCTCTCGCACCGGCTTAAAGGTATGGGCAGTCTCCCATTCCGTGGTGGCCAGGACATAAGCCATCTGGGTCGGCAGGCCAATTCCTTGCCGTCGGCACTCAAAAGTAATGGCCCTGACGGTTCCCTCTTTGGTGGAGAAGTCATGCTCTCCGCCCTTATGTAGCTTCCCTTTCAATGCCTGGACGGAACCTTTGCCAATCCAGTCTGGTTTCCCCTGAAAAATATCCTCTTTGAACTCAGCCCAGGCGTTCCGAGTCCTTGGGCCAATCAGTCCATCAATCTGTCCCACGGGATAGCCTAGATGCGCCAGGGCCGTTTGCAGTTCCCGGACTTGTGGCTCAGAGAGTTGGCCAAGGGGCTGGTCGTCGATGTTCAGCAGGTGATGGAGTTGCATAAACAGGCCCTGGATGTCCTCCCCATTCTGGATTTAGACAGGGCCATCCTCGTCCCCAAGCTCGATTAGGGTTCGATGGTGAATATCAGCGACAGAAGCCAAAAACCAGAGGGGACAGGCCACAGATGCCAACAAAAATAGAATCAATAAACTCATTTCCTTTTCCTGTTTGAATCAGGCAGAATAAAAGAGCCGGGTTCACCCAAACCTCTACAAAATTGCAGGAAGGGTCGAGCAACAGGCCCGGCACTCACCCCGGACAAACTGAATTTATTTGTTGCTCAACAAAGGAGATGACCTTGTTGTAGGGCAGGGAAAGGGCAAAACATTCTGTTTCCCCGGCGTTATCGAGGATGGAAAACAAGAATAGGTCATCAAACTTATACTTGCTAAATTTCTTGAGTACCCGCTTTTCTATCTCTTGTGCATTAATGCCAGTCTTAAATTCCCATGTATGCTGAGTAGTGACAAAACCAAACTCAGCCCCAAATCTACTGCGGGGGGAGCGGTTAGTTATCCCGATTTTCCAGAACGTGACAAAATGTTTCTCAAACTTGAGCAAGTAAAGCACTCCGGGCTTAGTTGGGTCGAAGCCAGTCTTTTGGCAACTTCTGCAACCAGCTCCCTGCAAGTGCCCGCTTGCCTGTTGTTCAAATACACCATGTTTAGGGCAAATGATTTTTAGTTTTTCGAGAGCCTTAGTGTACTTGGTCTGTGAATAGTCATACTTGTCACCATGTATCTCTTTTGCCCTTTGGATAAATTCTTTTGTATTTGAGGTTTTCTTTTCATTTATCTTTTCTCTGCCACAACCATGGCAACCAGATCCCTTAAGGTGGGTAGTTGCCAGTTGCTCAAACACACCATGCTTAGGGCAAATAATTTTTAGTTTTTCGAGAGCCTTGGTGTACTTGGTCTGTGAATAGTCATACTTGTCACCATGTATCTCTTTCGCCCTTTGGATAAATTCTTTTGTATTTAAACTATTCTTTTCAATTATCTTTTCTTTGGCGCAACTTCGGCATCCACATCCTCTCAAGTGACTCATTGCATCTTGTTCAAATAAGCCATGCTCAGGGCAAATGATTTTTAGCTTTTTTTGAGAGTGGATGTATTCAGTCTGCGAATAGTCATATTTGTCGCCATGTACCTCTCTTGCTCTTTGGATAAATTCTTCTGTTGTTAATCGCCGCCCTTTCATTGCAACTTCTCCTGCCAAGGACTAAGATAGACTTTAAATTCAATCGTCTTAAATTCAACCATAATGAACTACTAAGGATTTCAAATGAGCAATCCAGAGATTGAAGAAATAAAAACCCTTTTTTCGTCTCACATAGAGAAAACCATTGCCCAGCTACAAGGCATCAAATCGTCTTTAGAAGAAATAAGTTCGTCTTTAGACGGAATGAGTATTTCAACTAAAAACATCGAGTCTGAACTAGCCAAAAGGGAGAAATCCCTATCCAGCCTCTCAAACATTGAAACAAGGCTAAATGACTGGAATTATTGGCTAATTAACATTGGCTGGGCTTTTATTGGTATCTGCTTTGGATTAATCGTTGTCTTGGTTGCCCAGTTGGGATAAGTCCTATTCCCCTAGAAACAATTGCCTCGACTGTACCTGATGAAATCGGCGGTCTAGTTCGCCCAGGTATTCCCGCTTCAGTTGTTGAGATTCTTGAACATAGGCGGATAGTTGCCAGGCATCAGAGAGCGATTCTAAGCCAGTCTGAGCCAGAAACAGGTTAAGGGCTTTGTAGTCAGGCTTGCCGCTCTTGGTCTTGAAGCCATAGCGGTCACAAAGATAAGTTTTGGTAACAGTACCGCCATCATTAACGACTTCATCACCAAGGATGATGCGATCCCGGTATTCCACCTTCTCGACGACACTAAATCCCAGAATTTTCTGTTGTACCGGCTCGGGGCAAGTATTGACGATGGTATGGCGAAATTGAGTTAGGGCTAGATCCGCTTGCTTGGCTTGGGCTATCGCCATTTCCTTCTGAGCCTCCAACATCAGCCCCTCATTGCGAAGCTTCATAAGCTCCATTTCATGGGCAATGGACGGGTAGCGCTCTTGGACTAATCGCCAATTCTTCTCTGCCTCGATGAAATACTGACGAATTTGATCACCCTGCTCTGTCTCGGCCATCAAGCAGAGATGTTTTAGTCCATCACAGGATAGCGTTATCACTTCCCGAGGGCGACCCCCTTCGATAGATGGGTTTTCCACCGAAATGTGGTAAACCTTGCCCTGACTGGATTTGGGGAGTTTACGCTTAGCTGAGTCTTTGCGGCTGTATCCGGCAATTTGCCATGCCAAATCAAAAGGAACTGGGAACTGAACGCCCTTTGATTCTGCCTCTAACCATCCGTCAATCAGGTTGGCGATGTCTTGTTTTACAATGCTTGTCATGGGTGATACCTGCTGTTTAGGTGTTACTGGCCCTGGGGACGGTCATCCCGCGAGGGCTTTTGAATTTCCCTATTGTAGCAATGAAATATTGCTATCATTACCAAAACATTGTCATGCTCGGGTGAAATCGGTTAATAAAATGGAACTGCTCTCCGAAAAGCCTGAAGTATTCGTAATCGATAACTTTATCGAGAGAGAGCTTTGCGAGTCCTTGATCGAGTGGATAGCGCCCAATCTCATCCCCTCGACTGTTTTAGACCCGACCACTAGCCAGAGGATTCGGAGTGATTACAGAAACTCCTATCAATGGCAACCAACACAATTGGCCCCTGTGGCGGTAGAAATAGCTCAGAAGGTTTACGATGCCTTTGGGTTAGATAAGGGCCAGTTCCAAACCCCACAATTCCTGAGATACGAACAGGGGCAATATTACAAGCCCCATTACGATCACTACATCACCCAGTCCAACAAGAACGCTCTAAATCATCAACGAGTCAGGACGTTTGTGATCTATTTGTCCGATGTTGAGGCTGGCGGTGAGACCTATTTCCCTAAGCTTAAATTTGGGGTAGCGCCACAGGTAGGGAGACTACTCTCCTTTCGATATGATTACGACTCTGCCACCAACGACCAAACACTCCACGAAGCCAAGCCAATCAAGCAAGGGATCAAATACGCCCTAACACTCTGGCAGATCATCAAGGCTCCAATTGCTTCACGGCCTTCTTGATGGCCTTCTGATCCCCCTGGCTACTGATCGCATTTTCCAGCAGGGCATTACGCCGTTCCTCTAACTCCAGCTTGCTAGCGGCCTCTAGAAAAGCCTGAATCTGGGCCAGGGTATAGTCTTGGATTTCATGCCAGGAATGACCGAATCGGATTAAGCGGCTGATGCGGATATGCCAGTCTTCGGTTTTTCCGTATCGTCGGGCCCCTTGGTACTCAGTCGCTTCCCGATCCGGCTGAAAAAATCCAGATTCATTTGGATCACCTCAATCAACAGGGCCACCACTTCGTCATAGCCAAGATCATCGAGATCCGTCAAGGTTCCACCGGATACCAGGGCCAGCATTTCCCCAATGTCCGACAGCACGGCATAGGTCTCATCGGCTTCAGACTTGGCAAAGATTTCACGCGCAATATCCGTACCCGACTTGGGAACACTGACAGACTGGCCCTCGATGATTTCCGTCTTCTCCCCAAAGATAATTTCTGAGTAGCGCTCAACTAACTTTAAGGCCAGAGGAAATTGCTTAAATTTGAAAGGGGCCAGCGTAACTTTGCCGATAGATGTGTCGTAGGACTGGCTCGGAATAAGGACTTTTAGCTTATCTGCCATAAAAAATAGGAATTGGATAATTGAAAAAAGGAAGGTGGCCCAGAGACCACCGCACTACTAGGAGGGAATCTAGGGCCCTGGAGGTGGAGCAGGAGCAACGTAGGTCAAATCTTTCTGGGTGACAGTAAAGAAACCCCCAACGTCTTCATGTAGTTCGTCGTACAGAACAGAACCACGAAGCTGGAAAGTCACCAAATCATCCCCAATCAAAGCAATCTGTTGGGCCGATTCCAGGGAGACTTTGAACATATCAACAGTCACCTCGTTCTTGTTCTCGACCGTGTTTAGCCCTTCAAAGCGAATATAATAATCCACCCGAGGAGCATTGAACGCCTCGATTACCTCAGTGGCACCACTGGCCCCTAACGCGCCCTGAAAGGCAAGTTGCCAGTTTTCTTTTTCCGTATTCTCACAGGTAAACATGATGTTTACTGCGGTACTGGTATAAATCCGCAAATCCACCCGACGCTCCCCGGTCTGGGATTCCTTGTGCTCAACTACATCCTGGGTTGTCTCGATCATCAACTCAGGACAGTTCCCAATGTCACGCAGGGAGACGGGTTCCCCATCCACATCGCGGGTGCCGACAAAGATCCGGCCCTGCCCCCTAAAATACCGATTCGCCATGGCTCTCCACCAACTTCAACGATCCTGATTGTGGATTTAGACAATATGGCTAAACCGAAAATAGAGCAGGATTTTCAATCACTTGCATCATGTTTGGACTCCTCCTCTGGGCCAGTTTGGCGTTTACTCCCGCCCCGAATCAACCGCCCCCGCATCCCGTCGTTGCCTGGTTGTATAAAGCCACTGAGCCAGATGTCATTGTGGCCCTGCTATTGCCTATTCTTGGGGGACTGTTGCTCTGGGTGAGACGCACCACTCAAAACGAAGCCAAGCTAGGCCGAGAGGAATTTAAGGACGTTTTGATCGCTGAGATGTCAGGCATTATCAGCAAGGAAATTCAGATCCTGCAAACTCAGATAGACCTCAAAATAGAGAAGGTTTCAATCCAAATTGATTACGTCTCTCGGCAATCCGACGAAAACGATGCTCGATTCAAATCAATAAAATCCAACATTGATCATTTAGAGGTTGTCACCAAAGAGCTAAGCGCGGCGGTTCATGCCACCTATCGCTATGATTCTGAGTTTCTGTCTCGGATCGATTCAGAGCTTTCGGTAGTGTTGTCCCACTATCTCAATTGCCCAGTGGAAATCAAGTTATTCCGCCACCGACACAAGGACTTCGACTAGGCATCTTCTCGGTATTCAACATCAATCATCAGCGTCACCCGGATAGCCTGCTTGCCTTTGCCCTCAATGTCCTTGCTGTTTCCCGTAGGCCGCACAATCACCCCAGGGCCGGCCCAGGAATCAGTAATCAAAACCTGTTTAAGATCTGCCAACAGGGCCAAGCCATCTGCCAACTTATTAGCCTGGGTTGAATAGCGGATGGCTTCAACCTCTAGGTGCAACGTCTGGCGGTATTGATTCACCTTATCGGTATCTTCCTCGGCATCCCGAATCGTCACCGTCGCAGGGCCATTGTAGTCCTGATCGTAAACATCCCAATAGACGGTATTTAGCCCAATATCACTACTGAAATCGTTGGCTAGGGTAATCGTCGCCAACTGGGCCAAGGCCCCCTGTAGAATCTCCAGCCGGGTTGCCATTTTTTTCCTCCACTTGTTTCTGAATCACTTTGCCAGCGGCCCCAACACCATTTAGCACTAGAACCAGTTCCGTCGCTTGATTCGGTTGGCCCCGGAGGGTACAGGTGATGACGACGAAGCCAGATAGGCACAAACTGATGAAATAACCTAGGCGCACCATCGAATAAAAGCCAGAGCTATCCTCAAAGAATTCCTTGAGCCGGTCTCGTCTATCCCGTCGGGGCAGAGCCATTGACGTACTCCCAATCAGAAGGCTTACCAGACAAGGATTTATTTAGCCAATACTGAATCGAATTTCTACAGAATCCGGTTTCAGCGGTGGCAGAGGTAATCGAGGGATAGATTTCCCCTGTGATTGTATTTCTGACAGGTCTGGCGTTGTGTGATGGCATGACAACTCCTACAACTTGAATAGGAAATCTTCAGGCTGAGCGTAAAGCCGAAACCATTCATAGATATTATTGGGATCTACGATGCAATCCTCACTGCTAACGGCAATCCCTAGGCTATTGACTACCTCTATTAACCCTGTTGTGGCCCCCGATGGAATCGTGCCAAAAGCGGCCGTGTCGCTTAGAACAGTCAAATAATCTAGTGTTAGTCCATTGATTTTGATTGCTGTCACAATCTGGAAGCCGCGCCCCGTCACCAGTAATCCTCCGCCAAACGTAACAACCGCAGGACGGAAATTAGTAATCACCGGAGCAGACGGTAGCCCCAATTCTGTGCCGACAAATCGCAACTCCATGGCTAGCCTAGCCCTCTGACCACATCCACAAAATCATCAGGCAGATTGCACGATTCCGCCACTGTGGCAATCACTTCTCTATCCTCTGTTGTAATCCCCGATAACTGAGTCCACTGACCCCAAACTAAGGTAAACGCTGCTACACCGTTACGTTCAATTAGTGCGTAAGCATTAAATAGTGCGGCATTCAAATCTCCGTCAATCACTCTAACAGCATCACGATAGGACTTGAACATTGGATCAGTGAGCATATACGCATTGAACCCGTCCCAGTTCGGCACAACAGGCTCTGGTATCGGCTCAGGATCGGGAACAACCTCCAACTCTTCTCCACTGTCAAGAAAGTCTTGCCATGCTTGTTGAAGTACCGATAGAGTGGGTTCGGTGAATACAGAAAAGTCAGGCGTGTTGTTAACCCAAGGGATAAAAGTAGTAGTTTCCCCAGGGGAAACAAGAAACAATGTACTTGAATTTCTTTTCATAGAAAAACCTTTTTGTAGTTGATTGTGCAAGCAAACCAAAGGATACTAGGGGCCCCAGTTTTTGCGGTTGGTTTAATGTTTATAGTGTTAAGTACATTATTCGGACTTAAAGGAATCAAGGCATTATAAATTGTATTCCAAACAAAAGGAGTTTGTGTCCCACTGGTATTAGTCATTGTTAAAGTGGAATTTGTACTTGGGTTATACTGTGTAGTACCATAAGGGGTTATAGAATTTATGTAAAAAGAAAGGTCTGCGGAAGTAGACACTGCCGGTAGTCCAATTAAATAATCTACGCTCTGTAAGAAAATTGGAAAGTCTATTGCCCCTATTAACAGATAATAAGGGTTGTTTAATGTGGCAGCAACATTTGGGTATATACAAGTTGTAGATTGGTGTCCGTGTGCGTTCTGAATATAAGTTTCAGTTAACCAATAAGTCCCATTCCAATACCACTCCGTTCCATCATCGGTCTTCCACCATCTATCCCCTATCACCAAAGCACTACCATCTACTCTTGTAGTGGGCTTAGAGGTTTGATAGATGTGCTCGACCCCGTTAATGCGGGAACCATTAACAAGATTACGAATCGGTTGAATAATCTGTGCCATTATTTATACCTCACGCTTGCATGAATAGCTGTGCTGGGAGCCGCATTACTGTTATCTGCCAAGCCTGTGACGCAAGCGATAGAGATAGCGGTGGAAAATACTTCAACAGGAATCAGTCCTGGTTCCATAAAGAACATACCCGGTGTTACCCCATCCCCAGCAGGAACCATAATCGTTAACACAACTGCCGAGCTTCCAACCGTTACAGAAGCAGCAGCAATATTGTAGAACTTGACATAGACAGGAACAGTATTGACATTGATAAAGTTCCAGCCCATGACACTCCCAGCAGAGGCTTTAACAGCAACAGCCGTGTTGGTGAGCGCTGTATTTCGATAGGTTAAGAACCCGGATTCAGAGGAGAGGGTAACAGATGGGAGCGAGGAAGCACTAACGGGTTGAGTAGCGGGGAAATTACTTATCGCAACAGTCCAAGCTCCCGATTGAGTAGCGGATAATGTTCCCGCCAGCCTTGAATCAATAGAGGACAGGATTAGGTTGCCTGTTGTTTGATTTGCCGCACTAGCATCGCCACCAAAGTTAAGGATTTGATCGCCATTGTCATCAACCAGGGCCACTGTTAAGGTTCGCTTTGTTCCCGCCAGCAAACTGGAAAAAGCATTCCCGTCGTCGTCAATTAGAGCGTTACCAGGAACATAGGGATCTAGGTCTGTCCCTGCGCCAAACGATTTTAGGTACACAATAGTTGCTCCATCGGCCGCCACTGCCGGTAAATTTGCCATATCAAAAGGCCCTCACGAGGTACGAATAACCAGTAGAAAAATCTAGAGCTAAGTTTGAAAATCCAACATAATTAATAACCACCTTCACAAATCCATCCACGGTTCTATAGGCTTCTCCAAATACTAACCCACCATTTAATGCGGCTTGATTGTTTGGGTAGATTGGCAGTGCATTAAAATCAACGTCTTGGATAAAGGTTAGATTGGAGTCCCGCAAAACCTCAACCGTTACGGGGGAGGCTGTCACCTCTACCTGTACTGGGTAGGCGTTGACCTCTACTTGGGTGCAAGCGCTCATTCCACCGTTACCTCCGGCCGAATCTGAACCCAACCCCAATCCAAGCCAATCACCCGGCCGCTATCCTCATCCGTTAACTCCAGATCCCAGACGTAGGCAGTCGCCTCTTCCGGGATGCCGTCTCCCTGGTAAACCGTGACGGGCAGGGCCGCTGTTTGAGTAGCCGTCAGCCGGGGCCTTACCAGAGTTTTATCGGTGTCATCGTCATAGATCAGGGGTAGAAATGCAAACTCAATGACCGGATCTTTGCCTGCCTCTTTGTAGTGCCAGCGCTTGCGAACCTGGGCCTTGGGCAAATAGAGCGAGACATCCCCAGGGAATAAAAAGTCCAGCTTGTCAAAGGTGCGGCCCTGGACAATGGCATATTCTCCGGTTAGGTTCCAGCGGGTCGCCATCAGACTTCCTCCAGTTGCAGACGGGTGAACCGGCCATCCTGGATCGGCTCAGCGCTGACTACCGTGTAATACAGATTCCGAATTTCTAAGCGATCTCCCTGCAATACCGTCCCCATCTCGTCTGTGCGGCCCAGGGCCACAAGGGAACGGCCATCTGCCCCTAACGCCATCGGATCATAGTTGGAGGAGAAAATTACCGTCACCTGAGCGCAATTATTCAGGTTAGCGGGTTCGCCAAAATCGCCTAGAAATATCGAGAGATCTTCTGTCAGCATCACTATTCTTCCGGTGTCGGGTCTTCGTCGGGAATATCCGGCCAGGGCTGGTTGTGACAGGCCTTGAGCACTTCCACGGCTTCCTCGTCTGGGATTTCCGCCACAAAAATGCTCTGGGCATGGCGTAACGCCTGGGATGGAGTCAGTTTTAATCTGGCCCCTTCCCGGTATTCCACCTTGTCAACGTAGATAATCCGTCCCGGCTTGACTTGATAGATCGTCATAGTTACAGGGTAGGCAGGGCCTTGGCTTTGGCGTAAACAACACGCACCTGGACGTATTGACCAGCCCCACCGATAGAGCCAGCGGCAGTTCCATCCGTAGCACAAGCAAAAATGCCAACAGATTCATTAGCGGCTAGTCCAGCAGTCCAGGCCAGAGTCGTGGAAAATTCCCCAGCGGTTAGAGCGGAGGTTAAAAAGTATTTATCCGGGTCAGCGGTGCTCGTCAACCTTCCCACACCGATCTTGACGGCAGTGGTAGCGCTGATGGTAGCGGGAACGGTTAAAGCCACCGAAACAACACAGGCCCCTTTGGGAACCGTGCCAAAAGCAAAGCTGGCGGCGGCAGTAGAAAGATCAACAATCTCGGAGATAGTGCCAAATTCCAGCCCATCGGCAACGTAGGACTGGACAGGGACGGGAGGATTAGGGAGAGTCATGGCTCACAGGGGTAGAGGACAAATTCTGCTCTTCGTCACAGTTACCTAATTCTGGATTTAGACAATAAAAAACCCCCAATAATGGGGGCCAGTGAGGAGTTACTACGCTTCGGATTTGGCTTTTGTCCGGCTCTTGGGTTCCGGGGCCGGTTCCGGCGGTTCGGGAACATCTTCTAGTTGGTGCTTGATTAGCAGATATTCCTTGTCCGTCAGGTCTAGAACCGAGCCAGCGGCAAAGGAGGAATTACGCAGATGCACCGTAAAGCCTTGGCGGACGCGCTTAAGCATGGATCACCTCCTAGGCAATAATGTCGGTGATTACGGAGAAGGATTGAGCACGACCAAGCTGAATATCCATGGTTTGCAGGGCCCGGATCTCGATGTTGCCGGCGGTATATCCAACGCCATAAAGGTTAGGCAGAATGTCCAGAACCCCCCAGTTGCAAACATAAACATCGGAGAAGTTCCCAAAGATGATGCTGGAGAGGTTCGTGCCATTCCCTTTGGCTTTGTTGGAGGGGACTTGGTTAGTCCGGCCAACAGGGTAGCCATTGATTTCACCGGGAACACCAGCGGCAACGGGAGCCTCGTAGCCATTCCAGAGATATTCGTTGGTGGTGGATTTTAGCTTTTTCAAGCGGCCAACTACTTTAGGATTGGTCAGGTAGTAGAGATTACCAAAGTCAGCGTTAGCCACTGCAACATCGGTCTCTAGGTCAATCAGCGGGTCAATGTTGGTTAGGGACGCACCATCGGCACCCATGGCTTCGGAGCCAATTCCGGGAGTGTTGAGAATCCCGCGAGGCTCATCGCCCACACCAGATCCATCAATGATCGCCCGGTCAATTTCCAGAGCAATCACCTGGGCCAGGTCATCGCGCACCAGCATCTCAATATCCAGAGAGCTTTGCATCATCATCAGCCGGGTCAGGCTGGATAAGGCCCCCAGGGTCTTGGGCCGGAATTGGATCGTATCAAACACCCCACGGGATTCCGTTGGCCCTTGGCCTTCAGATACCCAGTAGGCGGTTGAGGTGCCAGTACGACGGGGAATATCCAGGTTGCCCTGAATGTTGTTGAGCATTTTACAGCCCATCTGGAACAGCAAGGCTTTGTTCCGCAGAACTTCGATAAAGTTGGCGGCATCGAGCATCGTCTCTACAGTGAAGCCAGCGGCTGGATTGTAGCCAACTTGGTAGGGATCGCGGCGGCCCATCGCCCGAGAGGCCCGGCTGACGGCTTCCGGGGCCACGCTGACATCGTTCATCGGGAAGAAGAAGCCCGTAGGTTCCCGCCCGGTTAGCTTGGCAATCTCGCGGGAGCACTCCAGCTCCAGACCGGCTTTTTTCCAGTCTTTATTTAGGAAGGCATCAACGGCCCGCAGGAGGCTGTAGGATTTGCGTTCTTTGTTGCTCAGTCCCAGGGCCCCGATAGGCTGGGCGATGGGTTGAGGCTCTGGCTGATGGCGTTCCAACTTATCGAGGACAGCGGCGCGGGCATCGTCAATCGTCGATCCATCCTCAATCAACTGCTCTCCCAGAGCTTCTAGTTTGTGTTTACGGCAAAGGGCAGTGATGGATCGGATTCTCAGACGTTCCTGCTCCACTGCATCCAACTTTTCCTCTTCAAAGTTCTCGACGGTCATAGCGGCCTCTCGTTTCGGTTCATTAATCTCGATTGTGGATTTATACGGCAGTCGAATCACTCCGCCATCTTCCTGGGAACGGCCCACGCCTACAGTCGCATCAGCAGGAATTGTCACCGTCGAGATCTCCATGACTCGCCATTTGGTGATCACATAGTTGTCCTGCCTGTCAGGATTTACTTCAACCACCTGATACAGCAGAGACGTATTAGGCAAAATACCCCGCTCGATGTCCTGGCGCGTGGAATAGGCCCATGTGCCCTCCACTTCAGAAGCACTAGACCACTGGCCCCGGCAGACTCCCTTTTTGCCATCAATCCAGGCCTTTTTAATGATGCCCAGGTATTGATCTCGGTTGTGGTTGAATAGCCAGGGGCAGGAGCCAGAATTGATACGGCTAAAATCGGCGCATCCCTCCCGGTGGCTCAAAATCTCTACGCCAAAGTCTCGCTCAACGGGATACTCAGAGCTAAAGCTAAAATCTAAATAATCCCGGCCCGTATCCATCACCTCAAAAGGCATCCCACGGGACAAGGACTTAGGAATCTCAATAAAAGTCTTCATAAGGGCCTTCTGTCTTCACTGGCCCTATTTTGGGTTTAGACAGTTCTAGTCGAGGTCGTTAGGATTCAGGATTTTGGATTCGTAGCTTTCCGGTGGTTCTCCAATCAACTTAAATTCGATCATCTTCTTACCGTCCTGGAAGACACAGACAGCATTACCTGCATCGTCTAGGTACGGCTCCCCAATCGCTTCAATTGAGTTGGGGTAAACTTCGGGGTCAGAGAGAAATTCTAGCCAGGCGGTTTGTGCTTCAGATAGGGCCATGGTGGTTAATCAGCGTTTTTTCTAATTCTGGATTTAGTCGTCTTCCTCAAGGTCATCGCCTTGCATCCAGTTCAAGTATTCATCGTCAGCGTACATCTTAGGATCAACTTCCACCCCACTATCCGGGAAATGAAGCACCTTGAAAACGTTTTCTTTTAGTGTTGCCGCTTGCTGTTCGTCTGGCAATCCGTTTTCGTCGATAAACCTGTTTAGGTAGCTAACCGCATTGCTCAAAAGCCCAGGATAAGGAGGCTCACCCCCGACAGAGCTGGCCATGCGAGATCCAACGTCTCCATCTCCCGCCAGAATGCCGTCAATCAGATCGTCGATTTCCTGCTTGGGTATTTTAACCATCTAAAGTTCCTCCATATAAATTTTTGCTTGGCCAGGCGTGGTTTGATAATAGGGATAAGCAAAAGCCATGCTATAAGCAACTTCCTGCCATTTTTTACCCTTAACGTCAAATCCCAATGCCGCAATTTTTTTTCTTGCCTCAGATTGCTTTTTTTTGATGCCAGGTTCATTAAATACCATGGCTGATGCTACTGCATTTACAGACTGCCTAGCATCGTGGATTTTGGGAATGAAAGCCAAAAACTCTTGGCTAGTCATTTTTTTAACAAATTCAGGCGCATCTGGGATTTGTCCTGGCGGAGTCAGCAAGCGAAACCCCTGGGACTGGCGCTCTACCCTATTTATCTTAAACCGACTATAGGGCGGATATAACACTTCTCCCTCAAAAGCTTGATTTTTATATTTGTCAACAGCTCGGCCTTGTCCAGTGCCATCAGATTTTGCCTTGATCACATAGAGCACATTGGCCCTGCCGGGATCTGTGAATCCTAGAGATTGCCTTGCCGTAGTAGCAAAAAAGGTCGGTTCCTTAAATTCTGGTTTCCCGGCCGCCTCCTCGTAGGGCTTCAAAAAAGCATCTAGGTCGGGAATCTTGACACCTCGCCGCAACTCTCCCTCTGGCAGTAAAGATGATCCGGCTTTATTACCTTCCTTGACCATCTCGCTATGCTTGTAGGACGGTAGCTTGTGAATACCTTGGGCGGCCCTTACCCCAGCCCCTTCTCCGTATTTATCCCCAGTGGGAGCATAGATCTCCTGATTAATCGGCTTGTAGCTGTGGTCAATCCAGGCGGCGACCCCATGCGCCTCCATTTCCTCTAGTCCAGCCTTTTTAAGCCTTCTGATCTTTTCATATTGATAGGTTCCAACATTGGAATTGATCAGCTTCGCATCTTGGATTTTGACCTTGTCGGGATCTCTGGTATCGGATTGGCCCATGGCGAGGCCATACAGGTTCTGTAGGTGAGGGGTCGCCAATTTACTTTGCTCGTCTGCGCTATAGCCAGTTTTCCCGATTGCCTGCGGAGCGGATTTGGATTTGGTCTGCTTGGTCGTTTTGGTTTTGGCTACTTGAGCTTTTGCCGCTTGCTTGGCCCCCAAGTTTTTGCGGCAGACCTTGGCTTTGCTGATGCAGGCATTTCCGCAGGCTTGCCCGTTTTTGCATTGCTTCACAGATCTAGACATCAGCGAGATAACCGGCGTTAGAAAGGTAAATCCGTCGGCATGGCGAATTAGGTTAAATCCCAAGTCTCGCTTTTCTTGCTTCAGGTCGTCATCAGATTGATAGTTGAGGTTGCCCGTTGCCGCCATGAACAGCAATTCATCAAGCACAGAGTTTTTCTCGTTATCATTTAATGTTTGATTTTGCATACTCTGTCACCTCTTTATAAAGATCGTCATAAACTTTGCGCTGGGGTTCCCCGTTGCTGATGCGCTCTACCGCTTTATTGATAGAGTCGGACACAGGGCCAGAGACATTTTTAAGCTTGTCAAAAACATTCAGGGCCACGCTGGCATCCTGGCTGATTTGTTTAGAGCCAAGGACATCAATCACATTGCCGGCTTGGGCCAGGGACTGAGCCGCTTTGGTCTTGGATACTGTACCGAATAGATTCTTGTCGGTGGACATCTTTTTGCGGATAGCGGCTTGCGCCTTAGCTCGTTCTATCGCATTGGTTTGTACCGTCGTACTGCCGCCAAACAGATCCATCTGAAAACTAGAAGTTTTTGAAGATGCGGCCACCGTATCCACTAATTCAGACAAAACTTCATCGGTGATCTTCTTACTCTTAGGCTGTTTATCAATCAGCTCAACCAGAGACTTTTGCTGGTCTTTGTCCAGATTGCTTTTGCCAATAATGACAGCCCTGGCGGTGGGGATGTCCCCATCAATCACCTTCTTAAAGATTACGTCATCCAGGTTGCTAAGGGCCAATCCATCGGTAGCAATTTTCTCCTTCATGGGGATGCCTTTTTTGCGAATATCCTCAGCGCTCAAGCCGGTATCTTTGAAGAATTTAGCCGCATCCTCTGCCGTTCCCCGTCCCTCTGCAATATTGGTCAAGGCCCCAACGGCTCTGGCTTCCTTGTCATTCTGAACATCCAAATATCTGACGGCTACTCTCTCGGCTCCGGCTCGTTTAGCCAGTGCTAGGCGGTTGTGCCCATTCACAACATAGGTTTTGCCATCAGAAGGATCTTGCCATACCTGTAAAATCCCAGCCAATTGAGGATCGTATTTTTGAACACCAGAGAGACTGCCCACCTCTCCAGATTGGGTATGCTCACCAATGATTTTGTATTGAAAGCGCTTAGGATCTACTTCAATCGTTGCCGGGTCAATTTCGCCAATGGTTCCCGCTAGTTTTGTATTGGGCTTGCGAGAATCACTGGTAACGCCTCGATTTGTCTTTGCCTTAGCATTTTTGGCTTTCTCTTTTTGGCTCCCTTGTAACTTGAGCTTACAGGTTTTACTGGGAGCAATACAGGTATTGCCACAGGCCTGTCCGGTCTTACAGGTCTTGCCCTTAGTAGCACCCCTCAGGGCCAGATCACCCAAAGGAGTTAACCCCTCGTAAATCAGATAGCGGATCGGCTCATAGGACCTTTCCTCGACAGGCTCAGGGCCAGCCACATCGGTCTGTAAAGCCTGGGCCAATTCTTCCGGCAGATTGAGATTGATTTCGATTTTGTCCTCTTGCCGTTCCCGCTTCAGTTCCCGCAGGCTATCCAGCAATTCTTGGGGAATGCGACTATCCGAGGGCCTGGTTTTGACAACTTCTGCCATCACCTCTACCGCTCGGCTCAGGGCCGTAATGGCAGTTTCTAGTTCCCTGGGGGCCGCTTCTACTGGGGTCGGCTCAACCGGGGCCGGTTCAGTGACAGCAATACCGCCATCAATCGGCGTTAGGCCAGGCATGATCGGCACGTTCTCCTCTTCCTCCGGTGCGGCGGCCGCGCCTTCCTCGGTAGGCTGTTCCTCGTCTCCCAGTCCATACTGTTTCAGCAGTTCCTTCTCGGCGGCCCGCTCCTTCAGCAGGTCTTCAATGTCGATCCCCTGGGTCGCCAGCTCTCTGGTCAGGGTCGTCAAGTTCAGATTCAGGGCCAGTTCAGAAGCTTGGAGGTCTTTGAGCGGGTCAACCCAGGGCCAACCCCGGCGCGTCCAGCGGTGTTTCTCGTGAAATTCCTCATTGCCGCTGTAGTAGCCCAGCCCTGGAACGGTCATGGCGGCCGCCGGGAGCCAGTGGTCAATATAAAAGGGACACAGGAAAGACTCGATAAATTCGGATTGAATCACCTCGTACAGGTCACGCTCTGCCAACAGGGCCGTCCGGGCGGAACTGTAGGAGGTATTGGAAAAGTCACGGGTTAGGGATTCGTAGCTCACCCCAATGCCAGCGGCAATGGAACGAGCAATCGAGCGGATAAAGCTTTCTAGGGAAGGGTTCGGTGCGGCCGCATTTCCCATGGTGAACTCTTCCCCTGGGGCCAGCCGGAGAATTTCACCAGGGGACAGGAATTTGTAATCAGAGCTATCGGCATCGGTGGTATCGGTCATCGCGTCCGGCTCTGGGGATGTAATGGCCCCGACGGCGCAGGACTGTACCCGAGAGCGGATAATCTCAGCCTCTTCGTAGCCAGAGATATTCTTGATTCTGTCGATGACATTGTGGAGCCAGGGAACGCCCCGCATCTGGCCTGGCCGCTCGGAGACATATAGGTGAATAATCTCGTTAGCGGGAACCCTGGTAGAGGATTGATAGGTGCGATTGGTGAATTGGTAATCGCCAGGATGGTACGGCAACAGGTGATAGGCAACTGGCCCTCCCCATTCATCCACCTCAACGCCCATAAAAATGCGATTGCCGTTATAGGCGATGCGATCCGTGTCTCTATCGTCTAGTTGGTCGGCTTCGATAATTTCCAAACATAAGCCGACAGGAGACTTGCCGACTTTCTTTTTGACAATTCTCAGCAGGACTTCCCCATCGACGATCATGCTCCGTAGGAGTTGCCGTTGGAGCATATGCAGGCTGTAGCGACGGCAGGGAGTGCAATTGCCTTTATCCGCCCATTTTCTCCAGGTGACTTCAATCTGAGTATTGAGCTTATCGTTGAGCTTGCCCCCGCGCCGATTCTCCACCTTGGCCTGTAGATCCATCCCCTTGCCAATTACCGAAAAGACGAAGGTATTGACGGCAGACTTGGCGTAGGGGTCATTACGGCAGAGGTCGCGGCTCCGTTCTCGCAACGGCCGCAGGGCGCTAAAAATCTCGCTATTGGCAGAAGCCCCAGAGGTACGCCAATCCAAAATATTCAGGCCAGTCGTCTTGGCCCCGCTGTAAACCCGCTTCTGGATTTTGTCGGCACCACCCCGGCTAAAGAGTCTCTGGAAAAAGTTAGGCATTGCAGTCAAGTATTGCTGTGCCCATTTTGAATTTAGCCAATCATGACAACGGGCTATGAATCGACATCACCCAGAAAGGTGGCAGACTCCAAAAACTTATCTGCAAGCTTTCTCCCATCTTCAACCTGTCCAGCCTCTAATGCCCCGTACAACTTTGGAATAATATCCTCTAATCCATTTGGGTAGGCTGGCTTAACACCTATTCCATTAACCATTCTTCCGTATATGTCACCGTTTCCCGCTAAGATGCCACGGAATAATCTCTCTGCATTTTTTTTAGTCGTATCAACCTTCATAGTTCCTCCATATAGACAATAAATTGAGATTGATTGGATTCTCCCTTGGATTCCTTAATCTCAGTTACCTTAAACTTGCTGAACGGTGGATACAAAACCTCACCCTCAAAAAGATCACCCTTGAACTTATCAATCGCTCGGCCTTGTCCAGTCCCATCCGATTTTGATTTTACTTCGATGACAACGTTGGCGGATTTGACAAAATCAATGGTTTTATTTCCGCTGGTTGCAAAAAATGTCGGCTCTAGGTATTCCGGTTTTCCGATGGCATCCTGATAGGGCTTCAACACATTGGCTAGATTGTCACTTGAGACCGTGATTCCTCTCCGTAGCCTTCCCTCTTCCAGAAGCTCTTCACCATCTGCCGCTTTTTTAAGATCTTCGTGCTTGTAAGGTGGTAATTTTTGCAATCCTTGCAATGCGCGGATGCCAGTGCCTTCTGCGTAGTCTCTATCCGCATCTGATTTTAACATTTCAGGCGCGTAGATAGCTCGATTAATCGGCTCATAATTGTTGTCAATCCAAGCCGCTACACCATGGGCTTCTATCTCTGTCAGCCCTTCTTCCATAAGCCTATCAATTTTATCGTACTGATAATATTTGCTGTTGTTGTCTTTTTCCAGTTCTTTGTCTTGACGACGAATTACGTCTGGATCTCGGCTGTCGGCTCCACCTGTCGCCACTAAATACAGGTTGCGTTGATGCTCCGTTTTTAATTCAGGAGGGATTGCGGATTCATTGTTTTGGGGTGTGGCAGGCTTGGATTTACTCTTGGCCGCAGTTTTTGCTTTGGCATTTTTCGCCTTTTCCTTGGTTGCCCCGCTCAAGCCATTTTTACAAGTCTTGGTTTTACTGATGCAGGTATTGCCGCAGGCCTGCCCCGTTTTGCACTGTTTCCCGGTTTTCCCCTTGCCTTTGGCGGCCGCTCGGTACTGGAAAATATCCAGCGGCGTTAACCCTTCATAAATCAGGTAACGAATGGCCTCCGGCTCAGCGTCCATGTTCTCGGCAATAGGCACCGATACCGAGCGTTTTCCAAAGTTCAAATTGATAACGACAGCCATAAGCCCTCAATAAAATCTCACTCTGAGCCGGTTCGGATTGGGCAGGCCCTGAGCGGCGGCGGCCGTCACTTCCTCCTGGCGAACAATCCAGGTGTACTTGTCTCTCAGCTTTAGCAGTTCATCCAGGCTGAAATAGGTAGCCGAGCGGCCCTCGATGCTGTAATTGCTCACCCCTCCCTCGGCCCTGGCCTTGATGGTGGCGTTGATAGCGTCCAGCGTCTTTTTGGCTTCCGTCCTGGGGTCATAGGGATCGGTGACATCGGCGGGATTGGCCTTGACCAACACTTGGCCACAATAGACGGTGGTTCTTTCGTCATCGCCATCAACCAAAAATCCCCAGACTTGATAGGCCCCTGGGGCCAGGTCGGCCGTGTCGGCCCCAGCAATAGTCGTTCGCCAGTTGGAGCCTTCCTGGGTGCTGGTTACGTCTAGGGTGCTAGGCCCTCTGAGCGACCATGAAAGGCTGTATTCCTCCGCGCTTCTGATGTTGTCGGAGGACAGGAATGTGATCAAGTCGCCAGCTACGGCAGAAGTAGGAAAAGTAATAGCCACGGTAGTCAGGGACGGTTTTTTATATCTTGAGTTTAGACAGATTATCGCTATTGCCATCAAAACATTGTCAGGGCCTGTTCTAAAATGAATTTGTCCTTTCGCACAGAAGGGCGCGTTGTTTTTTGGAGACTTTTCCCTCCCCCATCCCTATGGGGTATTTTTTTTATCTACCAATTTTTAGCCCAGTTCTGCCCAGGGCCTGTTTTTGGGAATCTGGGCCTTTTGGATGGTGGTGGTTCCGGTTCCGGGGCCGGCGGGGCCACTGGTTCAACAGTGGAGACGGTTAACTTTTTGCGTAGCTTTTTCCAATCCAGGCGCGTTAGGCCACAGAGATGGGCGGCGGCGTAGGCGTAAACGGTAGTATCGAGCGGTTCATTCCGTTTTGCACCGGGAACCTTCTCCCAAACGTAGAAAACCGAGCCAGAGCGGTGCTTTTTGATTTGGGTTTCGGAAGACAAAAAGCCTTCTAGCCAAGTGTTCTCAATGTCAGCGGGAAGGTGCAGATACCTTGGCCCTGGCTTTTGGAACTTGGCCCTGTTCAGCAGGACAGATTTGCACTGATCAACGCCCACCAGATGCAGTTTCACCCCTTTCTTAAGTTTGCGGCCATTCAGAGTGACTTCCTGATAGCTGGGGGCCGACACAATCTGCTTATCCCCAGAGCGGCCCTTAACCACCGCCCAGGTGCGCCGCTTCAAACATTCCCGGTAAACCTCCGGAGCCAAAAAGCCAGAGTCCACACAGGCCAACTTGACCTTGATTGTGCCACCGAGGGGATGGGGATAAACCGTTTCCAAGAAGTCATCCAGGGCCTGCCAGGGGTCAGGGTCGATGGGGTCGCCAAAAAATACGCTATGGGAAATCAGCCACCATTCTTCACCCTCACCCCAGCCATAAACAGAACATTCCAGCCGGTCAGCCTGTACGTCAACACCAGCGGTCAGCAATAGCACTCCCTCTGGGATTTGGCCCTGGCTGTAGTCCGATTCCTCCCGACGGGGCACCAGAATCTCCCAATCCAGTTTTTCCCGGTTGTCGTCCTCAATCGGCAGGCCCAGAGAAGTGTTGTACCAGACCTTATATTGATTCGGGTCTTCCCTGGCCGCCTCGTAGTTCAGGGCCACATCCCGCCAGCTCGACCACGGGGAATAAAGCTCATTGAGATGAAAGCCAGCAATCCCCTCCGATTTTGCCGTAGCCTGCCAGCGGCCCTTCCTCAGCATTTCCGCCTTGTGAGATTCCTGGATTGCCGTCCCACAGGAACCACAAAAATAAGCCAGGCCCTCTAGGTCATACTTCTCCGTTCCCTTGCCCGTGTAGCGCAGGTTTTCCCACACCAGGGCCTGTTCAAAGCCACAATGGGGACATGGCACCAGATAATGGCGTTGGTCGGACTGCTTCCAAGCCTTCTCAATGCGGCTCTGATCCTTAATCGTTGGAGTCGAGACCATAATGACGAGGCTATTCCAGAAGGTGGTAGTTCTTTTGCGGGACAAAGATACTGGATCACCTTCTGTCCCTGCCGAGAAAGGGAAACGATCCACCTCATCCGCTATCAAAACCTGAATAGGACGAGAGGCCAGCGAGGCCGGAGAATTGGCCCCTGCCAGCGTCAACTGGCCCCCTGGGAATCCTTTCCTCAGCAATGTGTTATCAGAGTCCCGTGAGCGAGGGTCTTTGATTTTGTCCCTAAAGCAAGGCGAATCCCGGAACATCGGAGCTAGGCGGTCTTTGCTGGTAGTCTCTGCCATCTCCAGCGTCGGGGCCACCCAGAGGATCGGGCAGGGCTTTAGGTCGATGAAATAACCCAGGACATTTTCTTGAATACTCGTCTTCCCTACCTGTGCCGAGGACATCACCACTACTTCCCGCAGTCCCGGCTCAGCAACTGAGTTCATGATTCCCCGCTGGTAAGGGGCCCTGTCCGTCCGCCATTTCCCTGGTTCAGCGGCCGACTCCTGCGACAAAAACCGCCGATTATCCGCCCACTCCGACGGCAACCAACGAACCGGCGGCGCAATAGCCTGGGAACAACGGGCAATCAGGCGGCCCATCAGACCTCCTGGGCATCGTCTTCACCACTCGCAAAATCCGTCGATAGTTCCTGCAATACCTCGTCAATCACTCCCTCAAGCAAAACAGAGATCGCCTTGGGATTGCTCAACCCTGACAGCTCCAGGGCCACCCGTGAGGGAATAGCCGTCAATTTACTCTTAATCCGGGCAAAAGCGTCTTTAACCTCGCCTATTGCCTCGTTAATCTCAATTAACTGGCCCTTGCGCTCCTCTAATTCCAATTCCTTGATCATCGCCTCCGCCAGCGTTTTGCGGATCTGGGCTTCTCTCAACTCATCACCGCCAGACTCCGCTTTCTCTTTGCGCTTAGCCCGTTCCCGCTCCTGCTCCAACGCATAGGCAAAACAAGCCAGCAGAGGATAGCCATCAGGGCCCTTCTTGATTTTCTGGTTATTGGCCCAGCCTTCAATGGTGCGCGTGTGCATTTTCAACCACTCGGCGGCTTCCCTGCCAGAAACGTACTGCTCTACTGCTTTGTTTTGCGCCATAACCGTACTTATTTTTGAATTGTTTTATGCCTAGAAAAATCGGGCGCGTTTGCCACC